GACCTTGAGCAAAGATGTCGCCCTGCTGACGCGCTAGATTGTTACGCATCTGACCACGCATGAGGTAGTCGCCACTGCCACCAAACGCACCGCTACGGGCTGCTTGAGCTTGCTGGGTTTGACCTGCAATAGCCGCTTGACGCGCAGCATCTTGTTGCTGGCGCTGCACCACGTTTTGCATGTACGGCGACATGTAAGCCTCGGCCATACCGGGGCGCGTATAAGACTGCGTGCCCACACGCTCCGCATCACCCATCTGGTAGTACTGCAGGTCAGGGTTGTTGACGTTGTACGAAGAGAATTTAGCCGGGTCGTAGTTGCCGTAGTTCATGGCGGCTTGTGAAGCCAGCCCAGTCATATCAGAAGCTTGCTGAATCTGTGGAGCCACCTGCATGTTTTGCGCGCCCCTGAAGGCTTGCTGCTGCAAAGGCGAGAACTGCGCAACCTTATCCCCCATGTACTGCATGTAGGGGTTGGTGTTAATGTCAGTAACCGCTGCGGCTTGACCTAGCAGATCCTGAACATACGGCTTGGCGTAGTCAGGAAGCGTGGTCTGCGATATGTTCGTTTGTGTTGGTACTATGTCAGCCATGATCTATCCTTACGCGGGAAGGTATTTGTCAGCACGGCTGTTAGCCGCTACTTTGTTTTTGCCTGTGGTCTTGCCGCGTGCACGTTGCACACGATCCATCATGGCGTAGAGTTTCTTAGCGCCTGCCTCTGTTGAGCCGTTGCCCAGTTCAGACACGATGCGCGCAGGCACTACAAACTCACCATCGGCAAGTCGTGCGGGCTGTTGCTTCTGGCCAATCGTTGCAGGAATGCTGTCAGACACACCATCTCCGGGGCCTCTGAGCAGTCGGCCACCATCAGAGTAGCTACCCAAAGAACCAAGGCCACCGCCTACGGCGTAGCCCCCCATGGCGTAACCCATCATGCCACCGCCAGCAGCTTTAGTGGTAGCTTTTCTTCCTTCAGCTTTACCAAACGATGTAAAGTGTTCGTACCCAGATGTAAACTTAACCGGTTTTCCAGACACAGATTTACCTGTAGACAACTCTGCAGCAACGTCAGGGTTTGCGGCTAGATAAGCGGCTTCATCCCAGCTATCTTTAACAGCTTTATCGGCGGCGGCATCGGCGGCGGCTTTATCGGCAGCGGCCTTATCTGCAATCGCTTTTTCCGTAGCTTCTTTGTTAATGGTGCCGTCTTCGTTCTTAACTTCAGTTGCCACTTTGTTTGCCGCAGCCGCACGCCACTTGGGTGCTATTTTAGAAATTGGAACACCCGTAGCTTCAGAAATTTCTTTTGGCGTCAAGTTGTTTGCAAGCGCCCATGCGTAAGTAGTTGCGTCATCTTGGCCTGCATTTTTCTTGAAGTAATCAAAGATTTCTTTTTGCGACATCAAGTAGTTAGTGCTGCCTGATGGATCTTTGTACTCAGCCACATAGTCAGGGTTGCGGGTGTACTTGCCGGTAGCCTGATCGTAAATGTATTGTCTGTTGGTGTTGGCAGGGTAGCCAAGCGTAGCTTCCGCATACGGACGAGCAATCTCACCCACACCGGACTTGGTTGGGTATGCGCCTTGACCCATAAGGTACTTGTACGCCGCCATCGAGTCGCCAGTTTGTTGGTTGAACTTGGTGTCGTAGTACGCGTCTCTAGCTTGATCGGGGCTAATGTTGAGAAGTTGCGCGGCTGTCTCTGGAGGTAGGCCAATCTTGTCAATAAAGTTGACGTGATCCATCTTGGTAGCCGTTGGGTTTGATGCTCCCCATTGGCTGTACAAGTCCAGCTTGGTTTTGTCTGCGGCTGTCTTAGCGGCTGATTGATCTGCGATTTGTTTTTTGGCCAAAGTCAGGGGGTCTGTTTTAAACGCTGACTTGCCTGTGAAGTCAACGATCGGGCCTTCGGTGCCCGTAGAAGCCGTCGTGCCTGTGCCTTGGTATGTGCCTTGACCAACAGCGGTGCCAATAGCAGGGGCAGTAGATGTGTCGCCCGCTACAGTCTTGTATGTGCCGCTTGATGTGACAGCTACAGGTTTGACTGTGGAAGTGCCGTCGCCTGTGTAGTCAAGGCGCGTGTCAGCGCCAGCGTCAACGCGATCAAGCGCGGCTATGCCAGTAGTGGCATTGATTCTGTCAGATGCAGCTTTATCAGCGGCAATTGTTGCCGCAGTGCTCAAACGTGAGACAACGGGGTATCCCATTTTCTTTTCGTACTCTGCTTGCCACTCAGGGGTAGCGTCAAAGCCTGCAGATTCTGCTAATTTTCTTCCTGCTGCATAGCCACCTAAAGAGTCAAATGCGGCAGTGGGGCCTCCAACAGTAGTGGCTCGATACATCAACTCCAGTGCTTGATCTGCAGGAGTTTTAAATTTATCAGTAAATGCTTTTGCGTCACGGGCCGCAACGTAACTTGAAGCCAACTGTTCGCCCGCCTTTGACTTCCAATCAACAGCGCCGGGAGTTTTTGCTGCATAATCGTACAACTGTGTTGCATCCCCCGTATATCCAGCAGATTCGGCCAGCTTCCTAACCGCAGCAGAACCGCCCAAAGCGTCAAATGCGGATGTATCAACGCTACCTATAGATGACTGGAGCATCAGATTCATGGCCGCTTGCTGTTGAGGTGTCAGTGCGGCAGGAGCAGCGGCAGTAGTAACGGCGGCGGGGGTCACAGCGGCAGGGGCAGCCACAGGGGCAACAGCAGCAGGCGCAGCAGCGGGGGCTGTTGCGTATTTAGACATGATAGAAGCCAAGCCAGCTTCGTCACCTCCAGAATTTAAATAATTGGTGGCAATCGTGTTAAAGGTTTTTTCGCCACCAAGGTTAGCGTAGATGTTGTTGAGATCGGCTTCTTTAATTAAGCTAGTACCAGCGCCGCCATAGCGGGGCACGCCACCACTATTTAGCGCCACAATACCGCCATTAGCAAACGGTCTGCGTTCAGGCGTGCCATAACCAACCGCAGGCACAGGGTTCAAACGGCGATAACCTGTGGGGCCATAAATAAACTGATTGATTGTGTCGTTGCTTTGAATGTCGGGCTGTTTTGTGGTTGTAGGAACCATCATGTCTGCCACGATTGGTGAAGCGGCTCCAGCCAAATATTTCCAGTTGTCTTTGGCAAAAGAAGCCATTGTTGACGGGCTTTGCGTTACGGCTTTAGCGCCTTCTGAAAGTTTTTCCCAAGGAGTTGCGGATGCCAATTTGTCACTTATTGCTTGCGAAGCAATCTGGTCTGCTTGCGCAGTAAGCGCAGCTTCTCCTGTTAGCCCTGCCTGCGATAGTGCGGCGCCTCCTACTTCTGCCGACAACGCTCCTGTACCAGCACCAGTAAAACCTGCAGTCAATCCAGCACCGCCGTATGCCCCCATACCGGCCATCAAACCGCGTTCTAGACTTCCTGTACGCACAGTTTCCGCACCGCCAACCATAGCGGCAGCAGTCATAGGATCAATAGCGCCGCCTGAAAAATAACTAATACCTGCGCCAATAATAGTGGGCAACAGCTTATCCAAGAAACCAGCTTCGGGTAAACCCGTATCGGGGTTGATGGTCAATGAACCGCCGTGTTTAAGGGCAAGCGCATGAAGTCCGGCAACTTCGCTGGGAGACATGTGGACAAGCATCGAGTCGGGGCCGCGACCTTTGGATGCCATGTGATCGGCTAGTACGTGAAGGCTCATTTTTGCCTCTCAAAATGGGGGTTGCTGGATAATATCATGTTGACGTCTTTATGCGAAGCATTTGGCTCGTTGCTTGTACACCATCTTGTGTATCTCTGTAAACATCGCCAAGCCTTAGATTAGGTAAGTCGGCCTCGGTTGGCAGTGTTGCAAGATCAAGGTTCAGTGTGGCCCCACCCATATCACCGGGATTAGACAACTGACGAAAGAACAAACGCAAAATGTTGTTCAACTGATCTTGATACCGGCGCTCATACTCCAGTGGAGCCAATGGCAGATTTGGTGGGGTTGCGTTAAGTTCAGCCATTAGCGCCTGCCGTCCGGTCTGATGTCAATACGAGGAGCGCCAAGTTGCCAAGCCGTGCCAATCTGGTTTGAACTGATCTTAAAGATCATCTGACGACCGCGCATACGCGTGAATATCTGCCCCGTAAATTCTTCGGTGATGACGTACGTACTGCTCTTGGCCACAGGTTGTGAAGCTGTGCTTGTTACGCCCGAGCCTGAGTTGGCCAAACCATACAGCGTCATAGCCACGGATGGCACCGCGCCCGCAGGGGAGTTTACAGAGTCTTCGAACGTCAAGTCCGGTAAGACCCGCCAGACAAAGCCAAAGTTATGGCCGTCACCAATATCGAACTCAGACGAAGAAATATAAGCATCAATTGCAGCAGTCGTAGCAGTTTGATTGTCATTTAGCCCCTCTTCATGATTGACTAAATTGTTGCTGTATGTAGCCGCAATAGGGTAGGAACGCAAACCGGAATCAAGCCAAGCTGTACGTCCAAGGTTGCCGTAATACCAGACCTTTTCAAAGTAGTTGTAAATAACGTACTTGTCGTTTACTGTACTGCCGCTTGAGGGGTAGAACCACCAGACCTCATTGAAGCCTTCATTGGTGCCGCAAGTAACTTGCTGAGATTGTGTCTGGTCAAAGTCTTGGAACACGTAGCGGCGCAGGTCGCAGTTAAGCGTTTGCACACGGCCATCGTAAGAATAGAACTTGTCCACGCCCATCCAGTACACAACGCCTGAAGCAATTACAGCAGCGTTGGGGCCAGCAATAGAGATGTTGTCGCCAAGCAACTGAGGTGCCCACACGTAGGGAGGGCCAAGGTACTGCAAAGAGTACGCACTTGAATCAGTAAACACCACAATCTCTTGGCGAGTCTGTACAGTTGTGATGATCTGTGAGCCGTGAGACAGACGGGTAAAACCTGCTTGGTTTGTAGCGTCAGGCGTCCAGTTGTAGATGTCGTCTTGGTTTGACCAACGGATCAGCATTGGGTCGATGCTTGAACTGCCGTAGTCGTTTGTGCCAAACACAATAATAAAGCGTGATGAATCCGATACCGTCAAAGTGTTCTGTACAACGGGGGCGTCAACAATTAAAGACACCGCGCCAGAGCCAGAAGAAGACGTATTAACCGCCGCGCCTGCGCTGTCTAGTAACTTAAACGTAAGGCCATCCACCTCAAAGACGTAGTACGTTGTGCCAGCGGTAACACCTGTAGGCAACGAGCCGCCAGAGAATTGCAGAGCCGCGCCTTCTGTGTACAGGATGGTTGACGTAACAACTGTGGGTGATGCGTTGGTGAATGTGACTGTGCCGCCAAGAGTGTTGAGCGCAACACCGCGAGTAGATAAACCACCCCCAGCATCCCAGTAATACAAGCCGCCACCGCGTGGGCCAAACACAAGGTCTTCACCATAGTTCATCTGGCTCCACAGTTGGATACTTGAAGCCGTAGTGCTGCCAACACCCCATGTTCCTAAACCCCAACCGCCAGCGCCCCAACCTGTAAGTGGGACTTGGAACGGCGCTCCAGCATTGACTTGGTATGCGGCAACGACAGACGAGCCGCCGGAAGCACCTGCAGCAATCACTGTAGGCGCTGTTGAAATTGTGTATGTGTTAACGTCAATTACAGTGAGTTGAAACTGCGCATTGAATGTGGTGGCGTAGGTGCCAGTAGCTCCGCTGAACGTGACATAGGAGCCGGTAGTTGCGCCATGCGCTGTGTCTGTTACCGTGACTGTGGTTGAGCCATTACCCAAAAACGGGTCGGTGTTAATGGTTACTGTGGAACGGATAGGAGTGATGTCATTGTAGCCACCACCGTTTTCAATGTAGAATTTAGTATTAGTACCTACGCCCACAAGGTTCTGGCTGTCTAGCGTGATCCAGTTCCACAACGAACGGCACACACCATCATAGGTGTATTCGGAAATGCGCTGCCAGCCGCCAATAATCTCTGGGTTGCCTTGACGGAAACGGATTTTGTCGCACTCGTACCAACCACCCTCGGTGGTGTACCGCGTGTTCTCCCGGTTGACGCCCG